AACCCAAAGCATCCGGTCGGCTCGGTTGTTTCAATGTAGCGCCCTCGGGTGAACCGCTTCCGCTTTTTGAACGGCGGTTTATCCGAAGGTTCCAGATACCAATATGTGTATTTAGTGTTCATGTGCTTCGATGCTTCAGGCGGCCATCACTGGCTCGTTGGTGGCTTTGGCGATTGCCTTGCGCAGCTCCTTTATCGTCTGCCAACCGGGATGCTCGCGGTCCCCGCTTGGCTCAAAGTCGGGCATGATGCCCTCTAGGTCTGCCAATGCGCAGCGCGCGGCGGCCAGTAGATCGGGCGCGGTCTGAGTGATCTTGTCGTGTGTTCGTTTGGTCTTTTGTTCTGTTGTCATGTTGTGTGTCTCCTTTGTGTGTGTTTGGCGGCCATCACTGGCCGGGATTGCGTTATGCTCTCCGTGCTGGCATCGCCGCGGCGATACCAGATGCGGAACTCATGCGCGCGTCATCCATTCCCTGATCCTCGCGGCCATCACTGCCCACCATGGCGGGCCGGTTTCGGTGCGTTTGGCGGCCATCACTTGCCAGTATCTTTGCCAGTTGACCATAGGCCGGTCGTGTGTGTGGTCTCCGGTGTTCATTGGGTGGCCTCCTGTATGGGGAGCATTAGCTGCGGGTCTGCCGCTTGGGTCCTTGCGATTTGGACTAGGTGCGCGTGGCGGATTAGGACGGCGGACAGATCCAAGGCGGCCCGGATGTCGTAGTCGCTGCGGGCGTTAAAGTCTGCGGCGGTTTGGTGGATTTCGGCGGCGGTCATATTGCACCCGCTTTCCATCCATCTTGCGCGCGTTCATAGACTTCGGGCGCCATTGATACGTTTTCGTCTATCTCTTCCGGTGTCATGGATTGCAGGACATAGGCGGCCACAAGCGCGGAAAGCTGATTATGGTCCCATTCCTCAACCGGCTTTTGCCAGCACTCACCGTCCGGCTCGCTATCGTAGAACGATATGAACCCGTCCCGGCTCTTGAACCATTCGCGCAACACCTTGGCAAAGTGTTCCGTGTGTCGCGCTGGCTCGATCCGGTGAACCTCCGACAATGGAACCAGCGCGAAAGCGCGGTCTGTCGTGAAGTTGTATTCTTTGGGGCTGTTCAACTCCTCAAAGCGCAACCGGAGGCCGGTTGTCTTGGCGAATTGCTCAACCCATGCCGCCGTCATTTGCGCCATGGCTTCGTGCGCGTCATAGCTGTCCATCATCTCGCCGGTGTCTTTGCCGGCCGCCTCTGCTTCTTGCTCTATCTCGCTGTCCATCCAGTGATCTAGGATTGAGTTATAGAAGCCGGGGAACCATGGCAGGCTTACGCTTTTTTCGGTGTCTTGTGTTGTCATTGTGTGTGCCTCCCTAGAATGACGAAACAATGACCCCGCCGAAGAACTCGATGAGAGTCCCCCGGCCGTTTATGTAGTCGCGGATTGCGTCTTCCCGCTTGTCAACGTCCTCGGGATCAAGCCCCAATTCCTCGACAGCCTCGCCGGTCCCGCCGAAATAATCGGCAGCCCATGCTTCAAGTGATTCCCATTCGCTGAAGTCGCAGCGGATAGCCACCCGGTCGAACTCCATTTCCTCGCCGGTCCCGTCTTCCCATTCTTGCAGGTATTCCGCCAACGCTCTCGCGCCAGCGTAAGACCATGCCGCGTTTTCGTCGCGGAACAATCTGTCCGCGATTTCGCTTGTGTTGAGTGTCTCTTTCATTTGTGTGTCTCCTTTGGTTTTGTTGTTGTTGATTGGTGGCCGGTTGGCACACCGTGCCGCCTTCGCCGGGGCGAAAGCGGTGTCGGTGGGTCATGCTGGCTTGCCGTCCTCGGTGAACTCGTAGTCATTGGCTACAAGCATTTCGTCCGCTACTTCGTCGGATTGCAGGTGTTCGGCTTCGTCGCGCAATTCCGAAAGAAACCCTTGCAGCAGTGCGTGAAGGAATTCCTTGTCTATGTCCTCCCTGTCCGCCTCCAGCGCATAGGTTGCAAGTTCTCCGTCTTCGTCTTTCTCTGCGGTTGCCATGAACTCGGCCAGCGTCTTCTTGTAAGCGCGCGCCTCGGCGACAAGATCCGCCCACCCTTCGCCATCTTCGGCGAGAATCTTCTCGGCCGTTTCCTCGGGTGTGCCGATAAAGTTGCCTTCAATCTCACAGCTTCGGCCGGTGTCGAAACTTGTAATCTTTAGGCCCATGCGCTCGGCGTTCGCGTAAACGCAATCCCACCAATCGTAATCAAGCGCGCCCTGCCTCCACCAATCCCGCGCGCGGTCTTTGGCTTTGTCGGATAACTCGTCAAATGTGTAAATGTTGATTGTCTCGGTTCTCATGTGTGTCTCCGTGTTGATTGTTAGGCGTTGCGCTTCACCTTGCCCCCGCAAGGCCCGCATTCGTCCGCGATGTAGGACAACCAGCGCCCCCGCAGGAATCGCGGGTTCTCGCTCTGGCAGTAGTTGGCAAGGGCGATGATTGCGCCCTCGGTGAATTGCTCGCGGTTCGCTTTGATCGCGTCCGCAAGTTTGATGAGATGTTTCTTGCTCATGTGTGTGTCTCCGTTTGTGTGTGGTTGTTTGTGTTTGTGTGCTTACAGTGCCAAGAGCAATGCGCCCATGGCGAGAATGAGAAGGATGGCGAGGATCTCGCCGAGGGTTTCGAGGTGGTTCATTGTGTGGTCGCCTCTAGTTTTGCAGTGTCTTTGATGTCCCCCCACTGCAACGCAATTTGCTTTGCGGTGAACCCAAGACGCTCCGCGCATTTCGAGTAATGCCCGAACACTCCGCGCAAACCGCGCGCGGACTTGTTTAAGCATGTCCACCCATAGCTTGCGGAACGCTTGCCTTGCGTGGGGAGGTTAAGGATTGAGTGAACCGCAATTTCTTGCAGTTGGATTAAGTTGAGTTTGCTTGTGTGTCTCATAACGTGGGCAGTGTGTGCTTGTGTGTGCTTGCTGTCAAAGAAAAAAGATCAAAGTGGTTCAATCTTTTTTGATTTACTCTGTAAATTTAACGAAAATAATACGCCCGTTTGAATCGTTTTTCGGCAACATTAAGCCGCGCCCCGGCGGGATTTGCTGGGGTTCGCGGTGGGTGCGTGTGCCGTATAGTGAGCGGCGGCCGTCTCATGGAGTCGGGTTGATACGCCTTTAATACTCTCCAAGGCGGCGCGCTCTTCAAGGTCGGAAAGCTTTCGCCCCCCGGCCGCTTCGTAGCATTCAAGCCACCAAGCAAATGCCCAGCGGTAAATGTCTGCCGGGACTACGCCCAGATCCCGCGCGGCAGCTTGTGCCTTCCGTTGTGTTTCTTTTGTTGTGCGAGTGTTCACGGTGACGGTGAAAGCGTCACGGGTGCGCACCCTTGGTGGTGTATTCTTCATAACACCGCAAACGAGACCACACACCAGCAACCGGGGCAAATTCTTTCGCGGTAGGTGTTCGCCCCATATTGCCCAAGATTGCCCGTTGACATCCTGTCATGTGTTGTGTTACAACGTGCGGCATCGTGATTGAATACCTACGCCCCAAGGAAGTTTGCGAACGTCTCGGCATTGGCCGAACGACATTCGTTCGGTGGGTCAACGCTGGGAAGATTCGCGTTTCTCGGCCTACGTTGCGCACGACCTACGTTTCCACCGCAGAGCTTGCGAGATTCTACAACGCCAACGCGCAACCGATCCCCGGTGCGAATAACCGGCAAGCCGCCTAATGCCAAAGACAACAACAGGACGGCCGCGAAAGGTTGCCAAGGTGCAATCGCCCAAGGCGGACGCGCAACCGGCCGCCGATTCCCCCGCCCCGGTGCGCACTAATGCAGGATTTACCGGGATGAATGTCCCAGAGGATACCGCGCAGAAGATCGCCGCCTTGCATCTTGCCGGTGTGCCGGTCACACGGATTGCCAAGGAACTCGGAGTTAGTTATCATACCATAACGGCCCTTGTCCGCAACCGCCCCGAACTACTTGAGGCGGCCCGAGACGTTACCGCGAAGAACTGGAAGACGCTTGCGGCCCTTGGGACCGCCGAGCTTGTTGACCGGCTGCCGGAAATGAAGGATCAAGCGCTCTCGGTCCTCGCAGCGATAGCGACCGAGAAATCAGAGTTGCTTGCCGGTGGAGCTACTAGCCGGGTTGAGATAGTGTCCGCGCCTTCGGCGGATGAATGGGGCGAAGTTGTCGAGGGTGTGATCGTGGAGTCGGCCCCGGCAATGGGTATCACCGGCCAGACGCGCGCCCCAAAAGCACACAAGCGCACACAATCGCCCACCCTACAGGGTGCAAGCGGTGAACAACCGCTTGCTTCTGACTGTTCCGTCTCTGTTGGCGTCGATGGTGTGCCAGTTTTTGAGCCAGAGGACGCCCGCTTTTTGCCGCCACCACCCCCCACCGATGGAGGGGGGGCGGGGGTTCGTCGTTCTTCAAGACCATCATACCCAGATTCAACCGACGACGAAAAATTTTTCACTAAAAGCTAACCCCGCACCCATAACCCCACCCGAATCCACCCGAATCCATGAGCCAAGACCTATTAGCCAAGCTACGCCGCATCGGCCGAAAGCTAGAACCTGCCAAGACTGTATCAGAATCTACTAACGAACAGCCCCCAGAGACCCCCGTAATTGCGCCAGAAGGCCCCTCTGAGGCATCGGATGTATTGACTGAGCACACGACCGCACCGGAAGTGAGCAAGTTCGATACGGTGGCTGGCTTTAAGAAGTTTGAGGAGTATTCGGCATCGGTCGCGGTGAAGGAGGCGGGGCGCGGCAAGAACGAGAATGCCAACCGCATGTGGATCAAGGTGGAGGACTACGCTGGCGACTGCCTCTGTGAAGTGCGAAATCGGCATAAGTGGCGTCCGCATGAGCGGCTTACGGTGATTTTCAGTGGGACGATGGTTGGCCCGTGGCCGGTGTTCGCCCACAAGTTTGGGCCGAGGGATGCGAGGAGGAGCTAAGCATGAGCGCACAAGCAACAGCATGGGCGTGGAATCACAGTGAGGCCAAGGGGCCAACCTTTGCGGTGATGTTGGCCATGGCCGACTGGGCGATGGATGAGGACAGGTGTTTTGCCTCTTATCGCCGGCTGGCCGCCAAGGCGAGGGTTAGTGTCTCGACGGTAAGGCGGGCGCTTCGGGAGCTGGAGGGGCTAGGCGAGATCAAGCAAGTGGCCCCCGGAGACTTTGGCACCCATGCCGAAAGGAAGCATGCAAGTGATTGGGTGCTCCCAAAAGTTTCATGTGTTCACAGTGACCATGTGGTCAGAGAGAACACATGCCATGTGTTCACAGAGAACACATCATGTGTTCAGAGAGAACACTCAACTATAGTAAACTATTCTATTCCTTCTTCTTCTCCTAAAGAGAAAAAGACAAATGCAATACCATTCTCAAACAAATCCCTTAACCCACCCCCAACGGAACTACGGGAAGTCAAAAGTGCCGCCCCGCGAGAAAGCGTTCTCGGAAAGGGCATGTCTGACGATGACTGGTTGGATCACCTTGCCACCCTCCCCCAATACCGTGGGGTCAACGTCCGCGCCAAGTTTGAGCATCTGCTCAAGTGGTGCGCCGACAAGGGCGAGACGGCCACCCGCCAGCGCTTGAAGGTCTGGCTGGATAAGGACGCGAAGCAGCAGCGCATGGCGCCCCCTGCCCCGAAGATTGTGAAGATCGTGCGGGATGATTTCTCCGAACTCATGCAGGAGCTGGCCACAGCATGACCATGACGAGCTGCCAGAAGGGCGCCTACGCCGAGATGCTGTTTTGTGCGCAGGTTGGGTTTCGCGGGTGGGAGATTTACATGCCCATCGGCCACGCCCAGACGGCAGACGTTTGCATCTTTAAGCCCCCCTGTCGCCCCGTGACGGTGCAGGTAAAGACGGCCAGCATCGACCATGAGCGAGGTGGTTACGGGGTAATGGCCAGCAGGGGCAAGCGCGCCAAGACGGCTTATGCTGTCGGCGACTTCGACATCTTGGCCGCGTGGTTGCCTGACATTGAGGAGTTCGTGCTTTGGCGTTTTGACGAAATCTGCGAGCGCAAGCGAATCCGGTATAGCCCCAAGCGGCACCGCGCCCCCAGCAACTGGGATCTCTTGGAGGACTTAACCAAATGAGCCGCGCCATTTGCAGCATGTTCAAGGGGTGCAGCGGTAAGAAGGTCTTCTTACACCGCGAGGACGCCGAGCACGGCACCGGCATGCGCGTCTATCACTGCCCCTTTTGTGGCGGCTGGCATCGCACCACCCCGGCGTGGATGCGGCACCGTGCGCTGCGCAAACAAAAACGCCGAATCCGGCGGCGAATCTGGACATACACATGAAAACAGAACCCACCTATACCGTAGGCCAAGTCGGCTTCGGCACGAACTTCGGCGCCTACAACGAGATTGCGCTGGAGGACCGTGTCCGTGAGCTGATCCGCAGCAACAATCGGCTCATCCGCGTCATTGGGCGCTGCGTGAAGCCCAACAACGAAATCGCTTCCGAGGCGCACGATGCCGTCGAGGAAGCGATGGCCATGCGATGAGTCTTCCCACTGAACAGGCCCGCGCCTTGGCCGCCGCTCGCAACTTCATTGTGCGCATTTGCAGCCGCGAGACGAAGCGCATCCCCACGGCGGTGCGCCAAGAAGCCCGCCGCTGCTTGAAGCACTTCCCGATGTCCTACGATTTGCCCGGTATCGTGAATGACGGGTGGGCGATAAAACACATGGAGGAAATCGAGGAGCATTACCGCAAGCAATTCTGGGAAGAGTGCAACAGCGTCAAACGGGAGGACGCATGAGCGCCGGCAAGGGAGACACCCCGCGCCCCGTGGCAGGCCAGACCTACCGGGACAACTACGACGCCATCTTCCGCAAGGCGCCCCCCTACCCTGACTGGATCTGCCGCCCCTGCGGTTTTGCCTATGGCCGCTTCCCCAAGCAGGACCGCGTGAGTTGCTGGCATGAGGACACCTGCGGCATCTGCGGCGAGGTGACCGAAGTGACTGAACCTCGGGACTTCGGCTACCTGCGCGAGTGGCCCGTCAAATGATCTCGCCCCAACAATTCAGCGAGTTCTTCGACAAGGGCGCCAAGCGCATGAACCGCGAGGTCTTGCACTACCGCATCGAAGCGGCCGAACCGCATTGGCCCTCGGACGCCGACTTGAAAGCCGTGGGCGAAGCGTGTGACCGCTGGCTGGCGCAGCGCAAACTCCTGCGCGGAGCGTGGAAAAACCACGACTTTTTGTTCGGCAAAAATTCCCCAAAAAAAGACTGTTGACACTCCGCACACATTCATCTACAAATGCCCACAGTTATGAATCTCCACGAACTTACCGTGCTCGTTCTTCTCCTCGCGCTGCTGGCGACTGTCGCCGTTGTCGCGTGCAATGACGACCAATGGCCCCCCGTCTAAGCGCATGAAAAAGCAACAAGCCATGCCCCACGATACGGCAGCCGAGCAATGCGTCCTTGGCGGACTCATGTGCTACGGCGAGTTGATCGACGAGTGGAACGAATTGACGGCCGAGCATTTCTTCACCCCGGCCAACGCCACGATCCTTGCCGCGATCAAAGCCATCCGCGCAGACGGCGGACAGCCTGACCTTATCTCGGTCACGCAGCATCTGTCTGCCGCTGAGAAGCTGGAAGGCGTGGGCGGTGCTGGTGCGCTCTCCGAGATATACAGCATGGCGGGTCCGCGCGACCTGAGTTACTACGTCAACATCCTCCGCGAGCATGTCGCCCGCCGCCGCATGGTTGAGGCCGGTGTGCGTATGGCCGCTGCGGGCCGCGACATTGCGCAGAACGTCAGCGAAGTGGTGGCCGAAGCCGGCGAAAGAATTTTGTCGATCAGCTTGGACGGGCCGAGTCAGGGCAGTGTGCATGTCGGCACCGTTGTGGACGAGGCCGCAGCGGAGATCGAGGCGGCGATTGCCAACAAGGGTAAGCCGCGAGGGCTGGCCACGGGCTTCCGCGATCTTGACGTGCTGACGGGAGGCTTGCGTGAGGGCCAGTTGGTGGTGGTCGGCGGTCGCCCCGGCATGGGCAAGAGTGCGCTGCTCATCAATATGTGCGACCGCATGGCGGCGGCCGGAACCCCTGTGCTGCTGTTCTCCCTAGAGATGCCCAAGAAAAGCATCGCCAACCGCATCGTCATGGCCAGAGCGAGGGCCAACAGCGCCCGTGTGCGTCTTGGCGCCATCAGCCAAGTCGAAGCCAAGAGCCTCGGCAACCACTTCTTTAAGCTCGGGGATCAGCCCCTTTACATCGACGAAGCGCGGGGCGCCAGCATCATGGACATCCGTGGCCGTGCGCGCCGGGACATCCGCCGTCACGGCATCAAGGCCATCTTCGTGGACTACGCGCAGCTACTGGAGGCCAAAGGCTACAACACGAGCTACGAGCGGGTCAGCGCCGTCAGCCGGGGCCTCAAAGCGATGGCGCTGGAGTTGGGTGTGCCGGTCATTGCCGCCGCCCAAGTAGGGCGCAAGGCCGATGAGCGCACGGACACCCGCCCCAAGATGAGCGACTTGAAAGACTCGGGATCTTTGGAGCAGGACGCCGACATTATCGTCCTCCTTCACCGCGAGGGCTACTACGAGGCCGGCAGCGGGGCCGACTCCACGGACAACCAAGATGCCGAGATGATCGTCGCCAAGCACCGCGAGGGGCAGACCCGCAGCTTCCCCATGGTCTGGTCGCCGAGCTGCACCCGCTTTGACCACGCCAATATCAGCCGCATGACCGATGAGCCTGCCACCTATTCAGCCCGCCAACGCGATCTGCCGAGTGACCGCCTTGGCCTTGCGCGAGAAGCGGAGTCCTTTAACGACCTAACGCCACAGATAGCCGCTCGGCCCGACCTCCACACCATTAACGCCCTCTTAAACGAATGATTAACAGCCGACAGAAGGGCGCCTGTTTTGAGCGCGAATGTGCGAAGGCTTTGACCGCCGAGGGGTTCGCGGCCAAACGCGGGGCACAAGTTTCGCAGGGCAAGTGGGGAGTTTCGGCTCCAGACATCATCGTGGCATGTCTCCCTGACTGGCATTTCGAGTGCAAGCGCCATGGTCGCGCGCGTTTTGACTTGGATGCCGCGATTTGCCAAGCCCGCCGTGACGCCAACAAGGATCTCGGCCCCGGCAAATACAAATACTCAGCAGTCATCCACCGCAAGGATCACTGCGATTCACTGGTCACGATGACCCTGCACGACTTCTGCGCGCTCATGCGCCACTCAGATTTCCCGGCCTTTCTCGACCAACCAGAAGATTTTCCCGCGTAAGTAAAACACAACAACACACAAACAAACACACAAAACACAATGGCTACACTAACAGCACCTAAAAAATCAGCGACCGCCAACCTTGGCGAGCCGCCACCCAAAGGTATCCACCTCGCCGTCTGTCTCGACGTAGTGGATTCCTACAACGACCGGGTCCTCAAGCACGGCGCCCCCTACGGCTCCGAGAAGGACGAAGACTATGAGCTGAAAAACCGCGAGCGCTTCATCTTTGGCGTGAAGTGCAAGGACGGTTCTCTCCGCAAGATCGCCAGCCGCGCATACAACATCAGCATGCACGAAAAGGCGTCCCTTCGCGCGTTCCTCACAAGCTGGCTTGGCGAATCGCCCAAGGACGGCTTCGACACCTCAACCCTCAAGGGCAAGGGAGCACAACTCACGCTCATTGAGAAAGAGGCCGGCGACAAGACCTACATCAACATCGGCACGATCTCCGAGGTCATGGACGAGTTGAAAGGCAAAGTCCCGAGCGTCGAAGACTTCGGCACCGATGCGGCCAACGACAACAGCGGAGCGGAGATCCCGTTTTGATTATGGCCGCGAGAAACCCTGACCTCACCAAGCAAGGCTATCGTTGCTTCGCCGGTCCCTACTCGTCCAACGAAACGTGGATGATGGAAACCGTCGTGGCCGACGCCCGCGAAGCCAACAAAGAAACACAGATTTCCCACACCATCAGTGGAGCGTGGGTCTGGCAACGGAGTAAGCGTCCGTAGTGGTAACAGCGGGGGCCGTAGTGTTACCGGCCCCCGCAACCACCCAAAGTTATGGCAATCCTATCTGAATCAAAATCCGTAGACGGCGGCCACTGGTATCGGCCAGACGGCACCCCCTGCCACCAGCTTCCCAAGAAAGACGGCAGCGGACTCAAAGACACCACCTTGGCGGACGCCAAGAAGCTCCTGCTTCTCCCGTCTGTCACTGGCTACACCGGCATCCTCGACAAGCCCGCCCTCCTCAACTGGAAGGCCACGCAAGTTGCGATAGCCGCCTTCAACACCCCGCCCAAGGGCGACGAGACCATTGAGTATTTCTGCGAGCGAGTCATTGGCGCAAGCAAAGCCCCGGTTGCCGCCGCCGCCGATCTCGGCAGCAAAGTGCATGACGCCTTAGAAAAGCTGCTCATGGAAGGCCCGAGCGCGGTGCCCGAGGACATGTGGGCCTATGTCGCCCCCGTCATGGAGTGGAAGAAGAACAACAAGATCACCTACGACGAGATTGAGACAACACTCGTCAATCTGGAATACGGCTACGCCGGCCGCTGTGACGTGCTGGCGCGTGACGCCAACGGCACCCGCATGGTCATTGACTACAAGACGCGCAAGACCAAGCCCAAGCAGAAGGTCGGGCCATACGACACGCAAGGCATGCAGCTCGCCGCCTATGCCGTGGCCAAGTGGGGCGAAGATCAACTGCACACCATCCACGGATACAACGTCTACATCTCCACCACGGAAGTCGGCCGCGTTGAGCCTTACAAGCACGACAGCCTTGTCCCGCATTGGGAAGCCTTCAAAGCCGCCTGCATCTTGTGGCGCCACGTCAAGGGCTACGACCCGAGGCAGCCGGCGTTCAGCACACTCAAGGAGGCGGCATGAAAAATCCAGACACCGAAGCCAAGGAGACTGCCCGAGAAGAACGTGAGGCAAGCAGCTACGAGGACATCCAAGAGTCCTGCCGCGACAAAGAAGCCGCCGACCGAATCGGCGGGCACTTCTGGGCAAACATCTAAAGACATGAAAAAGCCCCGCCGCGCCATCGTCAGCGAACCTCTCTACGGGACCAGCATAGAAGTCTATGCTAACTACCCGCAGAAGGTCGCGCTGCGCCGCTGCGCCAAGGTGATGGATATGGATGCCGATGACCCGGCGAACGCCCCTGACGACACGGCGGCCGGCTGGTGCATGAGTCACGGCGGCTGGGCTTTGATCTGGATTGAGTCTTATCCCGAAGACCAGTCCTCGCTGCCGCACGAACTCTGGCATGCCATCCACGGATTTACCCGCCACATCGAGTCAGGCGACGAGGAGACCGGCGCCTATCTTATTGGACACTATGACCCGCGCATCCGCGCAAAACTGAATAAAAAACCATGAGCATCAAATACCGAGGAGAAACATTCTCCGGCTACAACAAACCCAAACGCACACCGGACGGCCCCAAGAAGTTTGCCGTGCTGGCCAAGTCAGGAGAACAGACCAAGTTGGTCCGCTTCGGCGATCCGAATATGTCGATCAAGAAGGATCAGCCGGCGCGCAAGGCCAGCTACTGCGCCCGCAGCGGCGGCATCAAGGGCACGGGCGACAAGCTCTCGGCCAACTACTGGAGCCGCAAGGCATGGAGCTGCTAATGAAAAAAGGACTTTACGCAAATATCAACGCCCGCAAGGCCGCTGGCACCAGCCGGCCCAAGAGCAAGTCAACCGTCAGCCCGAAAGTCTACTCCGACATGAAGGCCAAGCGCGGAGGGTTCAAGGCCAAGTGACCAGCGCCGTCCTCATCGCCATCGTCGGCTTCATGTATTTCGCCGTGGCCATCGACCAAGCGTTTATCCATCACAACTTTTGGAATGGCCTCATCTGGTTCGGCTATGCCGTAGCGCAGATCGGCTTGTGGCACGTCACCGTGCAACCCTGACATTATGGAGAAGTATCGCATTATGACACCCGAAATCGAGGAAATCGACAAGACCATCACTTTGCTCAAGAGCAAGCGGCAGAAGCTCGTTGCCGAAGCCGCCAAGCGCAAGGCCGACGCCTTGTGCGAGGAGATGAGGAAGCGCAAGAGCAAATGAATTTTCAAGCAGCAGTCAAAGGTATTGCGCCGGCAGGAGGCATTCGCCCCGCTAGTCACATAACCGCCAGCTTCGTAAGCGCAACAAAAGCGAAGCCTGCTGCCCATATTTTATGATCGCCTTCTTCCCCGACCGCGAGCGCATCTACGTCAAAGGCAAGGACGCCCCCTGCCGCACGCTCATCTACTGCAAGAACGGCGGCGGCGAGAACGATTACGTCACCGTCATCCGCGAGGACAACGGCGAATGGCTCACCGTGCGCATTGACCAGATCGTCAGCGCGCCGAATCCGACTTTGGATATTGAAGACTCTTTAGACACCTAACTAGCACACAACCGCACACATGAACGTCTCCCTCAACCAAAACGAAGTCCTTGTCTCGACCTACATAGGCTCTCGCCGCAATGCCGAGGCATCGTTCCGCAAGCGTGCGCCGCGCTTCCCCGAGAAGACGCCGGGAGAATTGTGGGGCTTCCACATTGAGGCCGCCCACGCCGAATGCGCCGTGGCCAAACTGCTCGGGCTTTATTGGGGGTTTGGTGTGAACACGTTTCACACGCCCGACATTACCGGGACGAACTATGAAGTGCGCTGGTCGCAGCGCCCGAACCTCAAGGTCCGCCCCGATGACTCGGGTATCGTGATTTCGGTCAGCGGCAAATCGCCCGACTACGTTGTCCATGGGTGGATCAATGCCGAGGACGCCAAACGCGACGAGTGGAAATGCGCGTCACCGCCTCCGTGCTATTTCG